CCCAGCGGCCCTGCTCGTAGCTGCTCTCCTCCGACAGGTAGAAGTGCTCGGCCATCCACTGCGACAGGCGCATCGGTGTCGGGGCTTCGAGCGGACGCAGGCCACGGCGCAACGCCGCATTGATCTCGTCGCGCTGCTCGGTGCCGAGATCGGCGAGCGACATCGGGCGATCCAGTTCGATCACATCGTTCAAGCTTCATCCTCCTCTTCGGGTTCTTCTTCTGCGTCCGCCAGTGTCATCGCCGCGGCGCGGTTGCGTGCCTTGGTCACCTCCTCGTCGAGGATGCGCAGCGCGTCGCCGGGCAGATCGACGCGGCGGCGCACGCGCGGCACCAGCCCCTGCAGCAGGCTGCCCACGTCACCGGCCATCTTGGCGAGCACCAGCTCAAGCACGGACACCGGCACCAGCTCGCGGCGGTTCACCGCGTTGTCCATCGCCACGCGGTCGGCCTGCTCACGAGCCAGGCGTGCCCGCTCGCGGGCCAGCTCGCCGTCAGCGCCGCGGCCCGCGGCCTGCTCACGCAAGTGCTTCGTGTACGCGCGCAGCCAGGTCGCCGCCGGTTGGCCAGCCCGCAAGATGCCGCGCGTGAGCAGATCGCTTACGACGGGCTGGCTGACGCCGACCAAGTCACCGAACTGCTCCTGCGTCACCGGATGCGAGAGCGGCAAAGACAGCATGTCCTGTGGGTCTCCCATGGATATAACCCCCTTAGGAACGCCCCGCAACTGCGGTGCAAACGGGGTTCGAATTACCCTTGACCGACCTCTCCCGGGAGGACCCGATGAGGGGGGTGGGGGGTGGGGTCGAGGCCGTCGCCGACCGAGGTGCGAACGTCATGCGCCCTGCCCTCCTGCCGAGAGCCCGAGCTTGGCGAGCTGCTTGTGCATGCGCTGCTCGTAGTGCGACTTGAAGCGCGCGTCGATCACGCGCTGCGCAGTGCCCACGAAGTCGAAGCGCTTGCCATACCGTGTGCCGTTGACGAACAGCAGCACCGGCTTCACTGCACTGCCCGCGCTGAAGCGATACCGTGCCCACACGCCACGTCGCAGATGCTGCATCTTGTCGCCGTGCTTCCACGAGCCACGGCCCTGCCTCGACTCGCCACCGTGCGCAACGAAGTACTCGACCTTGCTGCGCTTGGCCTTCGAGCGCTTGCTGCTGGTCGCGTTGGCATCCGAGCCCGCGAGGTTGAAGGCCTGCAGTTGGCTCAGGATCTGCACGATCTGCCCGCGCCCCATGTTGCCGTAGGCGTCGAGCTTGGCCGCCGCGCCCGGCACCGCGCGTTCGTTCTTGCGCATCAGCCCGGCCTGCACGAGGATCTCCTCGAAGCGCTTGAGCGGACGGTTGCCGCCCTCGATCTGCGGGATCAGGTAGTGCGCCCGCGACGTGCCGTCTTTCAGCCACACCATCGCCTGCAGCTTCGTCCTGCTGGCGAAGGTGGTGCGCAGCGCCCGCAGGGTGAAGGCTGTCGGGTTGTCGAAGCTCGCGCGGATCTCCGCCATCTGCGCATCGCGCACCTCGCGCGTGGTGTCGTTGATGGCCTGCGCCATCACGTTCGGGTGCTCCTGCTGCAGCTCGCCGAACGCCTTCGCGATCTGCGCCGCGTCGAAGCGGATGTTCATCTTCAGCATGCCGCGCCCTTCGTGTTGACCTGGGCCGCGCCGAGGTCGGCGAGCTGCGCGGCGATGGCTGCCCGGCCCGCCGCCTTGCGCTCGCGCCACGTCGCATGCACGCCGGCCTCGATGCCCTGCCGGTACTCGGCGCCCAGGCGCAGCTCGACGCCGGCCAGGTGCTGGTGGCGCGTCGGCTTGTCGGGCAGCTCGAGGACGACCTCGATCTCCAGCTCGGCGCGTGCATCGCGACCGCGGCGCCGCTCGATGTCGTCGAGCCAGTCGATGCGCCGCGTCAGGTCCGGCTTGCGGGCGATGGAGCGCGCTTCGCAGAGGCGGCGCCAGGCTTCGCTGTTCTTGTCGAGGTGGGTATCGATGGAATGAGTCATCGTGGTGGTGCTGGTGCTGATGGCGGTGTGGGTGCTACTGCTGTGGAGGCCAATCCGTCCAACCTCAGGTCGGTCGGAAGGTTGGTCGTGGAGGTTGGACGGGCTGCAAGCCCCGTGGTTGTTGACTTCGTCCAACCTCCCAACCTTCAAGGGAGCAAAGCTCTCGTGCAGGGATGCGCACGGGCGGGGGCGCACACCCGCTCCCACGCACCCGCCCACACACACGGGGGCGAATTGCGGGGCGAGGTTGGGAGGTTGGACGGAATCCCGCAGAACCCAATGCTGGCGCGGGTTTGCGGCCGTCCAACCTGGCCGTCCAACCTTATCGGGTGAGGTTGGTCGAGGTTGGACGGCTCCCCACCGTCCAGTCGACCCACCGCCCATCTCGGGTTGTGACCGCCAAGCAGCGCGGCCGAGCACGCGGCTCAGCTGGTCTTGGGGGGTTTGAAAGGCGCGCATCGGGTCAGAGGGGCGAGTCGTCGCCCTCATCGCTGCTGTGCGCCGCGGCGGGGGCCTTGCTGCCCTCGCCACGCTCATAGAAATAGGCGCGCTCGCCCGAGCTGTCGCGCCGCTTGACGTAGCCCAGCCGCGCCATGATCCCGGCCACGCGCATGCTCATGTTGCGTGCCGAATCGATCTTGTCGACGGGCACCTTGACGCCCTCGATCAGGATGTTGTGCGCGTACCAGCGGTTCAGGATCGCCACCTCGGGCTCGTTGAGCCAGCGCTGGATGACGGCCTGCCACGGGTCGGCAATCTCGCGGTGTTCCTGTTCCGGTGAGGCCAGGTCGCGCTGTTCTTCCGTCGTGAGGTGCCAGACCTCGCCCGCGTTGTAGCGGTGCACGGCCTCGGCGAAGAGCTGGTCGCGCTCGCGGCGCAGCCGATCGAGGTCGACCTCGCCGTCGATGCGCACGCACCAGAAGCGCCGGCCGCCGGTCGCATCCTTCAGGTACTCGTACTGGTTCGTGGTGCCGACGAACACGCAGCGACGGTGCACCTCGACATCGCGCCGCTCGTAGGGCGGCCGATAGCGGTCGATGCTCGACGTAATGAAGCCCTTCACCCGCGTGACCTCAGCGCGGCTCAGGGCGTCCATCTCGCCCCATTCGAGCCACCAGCAGCCCGACAGCGCCATGAAGGCGTCTTTGCTGTCCAGGTCCAGCGGCGTGTCCGAGTACCACGCGTCGCCCAGGATCTTGACGGCCGTCGACTTGCCTCGCCCCTGCCCACCCTCGAAGACGAGCATGTTGTCCATCTTGACGCCCGGCTTGAAGGCTCGCGCGACGGCGCCGATCATGAACTTGCGGCCGATGACGGACAGGTACTCGCCGCTGCGCGGGTTCAACTTGGCGGCCTTCATGGTCTGTTCCAGCCACGTGTCCAGGCGCGGCGTGCCGTCCCACTTCAGGCCTTCGAGGTAGCTCAGCACCGGATCGAAGTGATTCAGGTCGGCGGTCATCGTGACGCCGCCGGCCAGGGCGCCGTCGCTCTTGAGGACCAGCCCCATGTTCTGTGCGAGCCACAGGCCGAGACGGTGGTCGTCGCGGATCTGCCATGGGCCGTCCGGAAGCCCTGTCGGCGTGGGCCGCAGCTTCACCACGCGGTTGGCGAAGTCGTCATGGGCGACGATGCCCTTCCAGTCCGGGTGATGCAGCAGGACGAGGTGCACGTTCTCGCGGCAATCTTCCAGGCCACCACGCGGCTTCGGGATCAGCTCGGCCCGCCAATCGGCCAGGCCGTTGGGGTTGACGGTCGCGCGGGCAGGCGCCGCAGCGGCGACCGCAAGCGACGATCCTTCGCTTGCGCGAGCCGTGGATAGGGTATCGGTGGCTTCCGCCTTCGCCGGCATACACGCAGGCGCGCGGCGCTGACCGAGCATCGCCCACAGGTCGTCGGGGCTCATGCCCTCCTCGATCGCGTTGGCGATGTCCCAGCCGTCGACGCGCTCGCCCGGCGCCGGGATCTGCACGATGCGCACCGCGCGCGCCTGGTGCTTGACCAGGTGCTTCGCGATCTGCTCGACCGCCACCGTGCCGGGCTGCTCGGCCTCGGGCGCGATCGGCTGGCTGTCGGGGGCGACGCCGGCCTTGCGCTGCTCGGCCGTCAGCTTGACGCGCTTCGCATCGCAGTCCGGCCAGAGGATCACCTTGCGGCCGGCGAGCACCGACCAGTCCACCTTGCTGGTGGCCTTGCCGCCGCCGGGCCAGCTGACGATGTCCAGGCGCTCACGCAGCAGCTCGACGCCGTACGCGGCATCCGCGCACTTCTCGCCCTCAACGATCAGCACGACCTTGTCGTCGCTCAGCGGCGCTGTCAGGTACAGCGGGCGCGGCTCGGGCCACTGCATCCAGCGCCATTCGCAGCGCCCGGTTTCGCGGTGGCGCGCGTAGACGCATGGCAGCACTTCCTTGCCGCCGTCGCTGGTCTTGAATCGGTAGACGGCGCCGAGCAGCTGGCCCGCCTGGTCGGTGTAGGCCCAGCTGCGCTCCGGGTGGCCGCGGCGCGTATGCGCGACGGGGCGCGGCTCGGCGTCGGCCGGCACCGGCACGATCGGTTCCCAATCGCTGCGGGGTTCAGCCGGGGACTGTGAAGGTGCTTCGCCCCCAACGTCGGCTCGCGCGGGCGCGGCGCCGTCGCGCGGGGAGGAAGGCGCCGAGGCACCGGCAGAGGCTGCGCCGGTGCTGCGCAGGGTCACGCCGAGCTGCGCAGCGAGCTGCTGGCAGGCGTCCCACTGCTCCAGGCCCTCGATCGCCGCGTACAGGCTGACCAGGTCGGCGCCGCCGTCGCCCTGGTTGAAATCCTTCCAGATGCCGGTGTCGAGGTTGATGCTCAGGCTCGTGCCTGGCCGGCCGCTCAGGTCGCCGCACTTGAACTCGCGAGCGATGCGCTTACCGTCGGGCAGCCAAGCAGCGAGGAGGCGGTCGACGCAGGCCAACGCGGCACGGCCGACCGCGGCGAAGTCTTCCTTGAAGTCGTGCGCGTTTGCCATGCTCAGGAGACGACTCGGCCCAGGCGAGCGCGCTGCCGCAGACGCGCATGGTGATCAGCGCGGCAATCGGCGTCGCAGAAGAACGTGCCCGGTGCGCAGGCGGTCTCGCAGTTGCTACAGGTGTCCGCCCGAACGCTGGGGCCCGCGGCGAGTTCTTGCGCGAGGCGTGCGGCTTCCAGGCGATGGCGCACGAGTGCGGCCTGCAAGTAGGCCGACTCACTGGCACTGACCAGGTCGTCGTCGCTCAGGCGCTCGAGCGTGTCACGTCCGTCGTGGACGGTGATGTGGGCCGCGATCGTAGTGGTGCTCATCAGCACACCTCCCGGAACGTCTTGGGCCGGCTGCGTTCGTTGCGCAGCCTCAAGGTGGTCAGCACCGCCTGGATGGCTGCCACCAGTTCGGTGGCTTCGCTATCGACACGGCGCAGTTCGTTGTCGGAGACGGCGCCGTCGGCCGTCACCTCGCTGACCTCGCTGATCAGCTCGGCGAACTCACGCGCCACGCGCGTCACGCTCCGGAACGTGTCGTCGTCATCGTTGTCCGAGCACGCCGGCAGCGGCACCACCATGCAGTGGCAGGCCATCGCGAAGGCGTTCAGGATGCTGTGGTTCTTCGTCAGCAGCGTGAGCTTGAGCGCGTCGGCCAGGCCGAGCTTGGCGGTTGCGTAGTTGGGATCGACCTCGTGGTTCAGCGTCGACGTGCTCTTGCCGAGCAACGGGGCGAGTGCCGAGGTGCCGCCCGGGTGGTCGTGCACGAGGTTGAAGGCTGCGGTTTGGACATTCATGGCATGGGCCGTTTGAAGGGGCTATGGATGGACCGCGCACTGGTAGCCATACTGCGCACCAATGAGCGCACGAGAAAGAATCGAATGAGCGAGAAGAAGACGGATGGGTTGAGCGTGGAAATGGTGTTTGCGCAGGTGAGCGTGGAGTTCACCGAGATCGCATCGCCGATGGGGCCGATGGGTGCGCTGCAGGTGACGCTGACCGCACCAGCAGGCCAACCCCCTGCCACACTGGTACTCGGCGTACCGGCTGCGCGCCAGCTCGCAGCAGCGCTGCGAGAAGCGCTGTCTCTTCACACTGCCCGGCCGCCCTCGCGTCCAGAAGCACTGCAATAGCGTCGGTGCGGGTCAGCATGTGATTCGCCGCATCGAGATTCACGAGGAGATTTCGGTAGCTGCCTGCGCGCCGATCGCGACATCGGGCAGCTTCCGCAGGTAGTCCAGCAGGGACTGCGTGGTCCGCGTCCGCGGGTCCTCAATCACCCTTTGGTGGATCTTCGTGATCGTTGAGTACGGGACGCGGGAACCTCGGGACACCTCCGGCCACCGCCCTTTGCTGGCGGCAAGTCGGCGGTGAAGTTCCACGAGAAGTGGCTCGTTCTGGATCAGCATGTTGGCCCGGCGTTGTGTGGACAACCCTCAGATTATCTGATTTCGGGTAATCACGCAAACAAAGCTACCCTCCAATCGATTGGAAAGCCGTGCACTATCCGGATATGGCTAAGACGAAGGTGGCGCCTGACCCGCGCATCGCTAAAGCACTGCAGGCACTTCTGGACTCAGACACGGGGCCAGTCAGCGGCAATGCGTTGGCATTGGTTTCCGGAGTCGGGCAGTCCACCATCAGCCGAATCCTGAATGGCGAGGGGGGAACGAACGCCGCCACCCTTGCCCGACTCGCAGAGGTGTACGGCAAGACGATCGATATCTTTTTCAGTGAAGAGGCCGCGAGCGCGATTGGCAAAGGTGCTCCCGCGCCTGCCGACTCGGTGCCGCTCAAGCAGGCCCGAGATGTCCCGGTTGTGGGGACGACTCAAGGAGGCCCCCCGGACCGAGAGTGGAGCGAACTCGGTCACGCGGTGGGCCATGGAGATCAGTATCTGGAGGTTGCTACGGCAGACCCGAATGCCTACGGGCTACAAGTAGTGGGGGACAGCATGAGTCCTCGGATCATGGCGGGAGAGTGGATCGTTGTGGAACCGAACACCGAGCCCTATCCGGGAGACGAAGTGGTGGTCAAGACGACCGAAGGCGAGGTCATGGTGAAGACCCTGGCCGCACGACATGGCGACACCGTCATCTTGTCGAGCGTGAACGAGGCCTTCAAGCGGATCACTAAGCATGTGTCAGAGATCGAGTTCATCCACTACGTCGGCCCGCGCCTACCTGCGCGTGCTGTGAGACAGCGGATTGACGTGGTTGGATATGAAGGGCCGGACCGCAGGGTGAACCACAAAACGGTGAGCGTCGACAGGAGAAAATCCGAGGACTGACGTCCCACCAGGCTGAACGCAGACCCGCCTCTCGCAAGAGCTGGCGGGTTTTTTCTTGTCTCAGTTACCCGAAATCGGATTGACAGTGTTCCGCTATTGGATAACACTTACTATTCGTTTTCGGGTAATCAAGAAATCGCCGATGCCACACACCTCTCTGCCAGCACCCCGCCACCTCGCTCAACACAGCTCGCGCTGCTACCGCTGCCACTACCACCCCAACGACCGCAACGGCTTCCCCGCCGCCTGCGACACGGGCGTCCTGCCCTTCGTGCAAGTCAAGGCCCGCGATGCTGAGCACGCGCAGCGCGTCGCCCACGACCTGACCGGCTGCTCGATCAGCAACGTCGAACGCCTCGACGAGGTGGCCGCATGAACGCGAGCCACGCGCACTTCCCCCTCGAAGCCTGGGCCGACCGCAATCCGCGCGTCCGCTGGCCCCTCGTGTACCTGCTGCTGCTGCTGCTCTGGGGCTTCGGCGGCTGGATTGCGCCTACTGATTTCTGTAGCCCGCACCTATGACAAAGTTCATGAACGCGGAGCTGGTCGCGATTCGCGATTCGCTGCGATGTGGCCACTGCCAAGGCATCT